GTGCGGCGCGATACAGCAGCCCGCCGATCATCAGGTCGCGATCATGGCTGGTCAGCCCGATCGTCACCCCGTCCCGCCGTTCGATCCGCCAGCAAAAGGCCAATGTGCCAAGCGGCTGGCCCAATATCTCGCTCGCGCTCATTCGCGTATCTCCACCAACGGCACCGACGGCGCTTCCCCCGCCGCAAAGGTCGCGCGATTGATGTCGATCCGGTCCTCGGCAAAGCGCACCGGCACGTCGAAGCGGAACCCGGCGGTCAGCAGCACGCCGTCCGCTGGCGCTTCGTCGAATGCGATCACCCCCAGCCCGGCATGGTTCCACCCATCGCTCATCTCGACGCCATCGGCCGCCACCCGGATCGTCCCCGCCACCGGCCGGGTGATGATCCGCCCCTGCGCCTCCGCGCCCACCCCATAATGGCGCATCAACGGGAAACTGGTCCGCACCCCGTCGCCCATCCCCAGCCTCTGATCCAGCGGCCCCGGCACGCTCCCCGGCGCGCCGCTGCGATCATCATAGGGATCGGCAAAGCGAAACCCCCGCGCCGCGCCCCGCCGCGCGCGAAAGAAAGCGATCAGCGTGGCAATGTCCGCCTCACTCCGCACCCCCGGCCCCGCGTCGAACGACAACCGCGCATCGGCCCAATCGCTGCCCCGCCGTTCATGCCCGGACGGGCTTTCCACGATCTGCGTCGAAAAGGCTGGCGACACGCTCGCCTCCCGCCCTATTCCCAGAGGAAAGACCACGTCATCAAAGGCTTGCATCGCATCCTCTCCATCCCGCCTGAAAAGCGTAAGGCCATCGCGGCAGACCTGCGGCAGCGCCCAGATAAAGGTCGCCGCGCTCCCCCGCGCCACCGACGCCTGCGCCGCCGCCACGATCGCGCGCCACTGCGCCGCTTGGCTCCCCAACAGCACGAAGCCCGACAGATACTGCTGCGCGTCCACCGGATAGCCGAGCCGCGCCGTCGCCAGCGCCACCCCCTGCGCCGTCCGCGCGGGCCGCCCCTCGGTCACCCAGTCATAATCTTCCAATTGCAGCACATCGAAGGCGGGCGCAGCCCAGCCCAGCGGCATGTTCGCCCGCTTGGCCTCCGGTGCCTGCGGGTCCAGTATCGTCGGCAGATAGGCCAGCAAATGCGTCACCGCCCCCGGCACCGCCGCCTTCACCACCGCGCACAGCGCCGCCGTCGATGCCGCCAGCACCGCCCCCGCCTGATCCAGCAGCGCGCATTGGCCGCGTCCAGCGCCCCGCGCACATCGGGAATCGCCACCGGATCGCCGCCAAAGGCCGCCCGCGCCGCATCATCATACAGGCATATGCGCCCATCGGCCGGCATCACCCACCACCAAGGTTCACCGACCTGAAACCGGATCGGCAGTTCCGCCGCCAAGCCTATGGAAACAAAGGCCAGCGCCACCGCCTGCAGATAGGCCATCGCCCCGCCATGCGCGGGCGACAGCAAGGTCGATGGCGGCACCCACCCGGTCAGCGCCGGATCGCCATTGCCCGCCCGCTGCTTCCAGTCGTTCCAGCAATGCGCATCGAACAATTCATAGGAGAGCGACCAGATGACATCGAAGCCCAGCCGCTTCGCCTGCACCGCAAAGTCCCGGTGCCACGCCGCGCAGGGCGCATTCAGCGCCCCACCGGTCAGGCTGACATACAGCCCGTCGCCCACGCGTTCGAGCCGGAAATAATGGCTCATCCCGACATAATGGTTGATCGCCCCGCGATAGCCCAGCGCATGGATCGCCTCGACCACCCGCTGCGGCGTCTGGTTGAAACAATCATCATAGCCCGTCGCGATTCCCAGCCCATGTTCGGGCAACATCACATCGCCCACGACAAGCACCGACCCCGCCCCATCGCACCTTATGTCCGTCAGTTCGGCCCAACCCTCCTGCGCCACGGCAAAGGGCGTCGCCCCGGCATCATAACCGGGCGGCACCAGCGAGATGAACATCCGGTCGATGTCCCCCGCCCACACAGGATCGCTTTCGTCCGGCAACAGATAGCCGCCCTCCAAAGCCGCAAAATCCAGCAGGATCTCCGCATCTTCCGGGTCGCCATTCGCATAATTCCACAAGCGCACATACCAGGCCCGCGCCACCCCGCTTGCGTCCCGCCCCTCGATCGTCAGCGTCGGCCCATGCGTCTCGTCCAGCCTGCGCACGCCTCCACTGCGCCAGCGGAACCGCAACACGCAGTCGCGAAAATCCCGTGCCGTCTCATAGGCCAACAGCGGATGGCTCCACCCGTCCACCGCGTCCCAGATCAGCCCCGCCAGATCCCCCGACCCATAAAAGACCGCATCCACCCGCACCGCATCCGTCGCGGTCGTCACCACGCTCGCCATCATCGGCCGGGGGAAATTGACGGTCCAATGCGTCGGCGCGAACCGCTTGATAAAGCGCGTCTCCTGCCCCCGCCGCGCGTCCGCCAGCCAATAATCCAGTCCCGCCATCAGCCCAGCGCCCCCTTCACCGCCCGCGCCACCTGGCGCGCACTGCGCGCCAGCAAGCGCGGCTCGCTCTCGCCGCCCCGACCATTCACGGCGATGCTCACCCGCACGTCACGCGCACCGCCACCGCCCGCGACCACCTGCCCGCTGCTCGTCGGCACGAACATCTCCGGCCCGCGCTCGCCGACCATATAGGCCCGCCCCGGCGCCACCGGCCCGCCCGTTGCCCGCCCCGGCAGCCCCAGCGCCGCCGTCAGCAGCGACGCGCCCAGGCTCACCAGCCCGCCACCGCTGCTACCGCCCCCGCCGACCGCCCCGCGCACCGCGCCCGCCGCAATCTCGTCCAGCACCGACAGCGCGATCCGCCGCAAATCCTCAAACCCGAACTTGCCAGTCCTTACCGCCCGCATCAGCCCCTGCTCGATCCGCCGCCCGGCCCGCTCGGCCCCCTCGCCCAGCGGCCCCTCCAGCCCCGCCCGCATCGCCTCGACATCGCGGCTCAACCCCTGCCTATCCGCCCGAACCCGCACCACCAGCGTCTCGATTTCCTCGTCCATGCAAATTGCCCCCACCCATAATGCCACGTCATTCCCGCGAAGGCGGGAACCCATCTCCCACCCCATCACAACGAACAGAGGTAGAGAGATGGATTCCCGCCTGCGCGGGAATGACGATCCGATTTATCGCAGCGAAGAGGCCGTCAATCCGGCATCACCCCCATCAACCGCGCCAACTCACCCCCATCCACCCCAACCTCACCCTCATCCTCCCCCAACGCCGCGCCCAGCACCGCCGCCAATTCCGCCGGCGTCGCGCGCCAAAACTCCTCCGGCCGCCAGCCAAGCAGCCACCCGGCCACCCCCGCCAGCCGCCGCGCGCCCTCGGCAAAGCGCGTCATTTTCCCGCCAATATCTGCTGCAACAGCGTCTTGAGCACCGGCGCCAGCCGCGCCAGCCCAACGACAAGCATCGCCTCGCCCAGCGCTTCCCGGTCCATCCGCTCGCGATCGACCAGGCAATGCCAGAACAAAGCCGCCATATCGCCCAGCGACAATTTCCCGTCCGCCGCCCGCTCGACCAGGTCGAACAACGGCCCCAGCTCAGCCTCCGCCGCCACCAGCGCCCCGAAACTCGGCCGCAACGCCACCACCTCGCCACCCAGCATCAGCGCCGCCTCGCCGCGCTCCGCGTTCGCGCCGCCGCTCATTCCGACACCACCGCGCCGGAGCTTTCCAGGCTCAGCGCATAATTGCGCTCGCCATTATAATCCCCGGCATAGTCGAGCCGCGTCACCAGAAAGCGCCCGCGCATCCGCTCGCCGCTCTCGAAACTCAGCTCATATTGGTCGATCGTACCCGACAGCGCATGGTTGCGGATGCGCACCTCCGCCGCCGATCCCGTGAACAGCCCGGCCGCCGACACGCTGACTGATCGCACCCCCGCCCCCGACAATAATTCGCGCCAGCCGCCCGAATCCTTGGACGTAATGTTCACCGCCTCGCCATTTACGGACAATTGCGTAGTCCGCATCCCCGCCACGGTCGCATATGTTGCGGGGATGTTGCCGTCCCCCACTTTCAACAGAAACGCACTTCCTTTTTCGACGCCCATGGCGCATCCTTTCATCAGTCAAAGCGTGCAAAACGCAGGTTCAGGAGAGTCCCGATGTTTCTGATTATGTCGCTGGTCACGATGCTGGCCGCCGCCCCTTCGGCCGACGCCGTCGGCGCAGGCCGCAAGGCCTATTCCCAATGCCTGTCCGCCCAGGTGAAGCCAGGCCTCGACAAGAAATTGCCGCTCGGCGACTTCCAGTCCGAGATGAAAAAGACCTGCGCCGACAAGGAAGCCGCCTTTCGCGCCGCGATCGTCGCCACCGACAAGGCCGACGGCATGTCGGAAAAGGCGGCACAAGCCGACGCCGACGACCAGATCGCCGAATATGTCGACAAGATCACCGCCGAATATGAAGACTATAACCGCCCAAGCTAACGGAGCATGGCCCACGCCCACTGTTCCCCGACGAAGGTCGGGGTCCAGTCCCACGCTCTGAACTGGACCCCGACCTTCGTCGGGGAACATAATCCATAAGCGCCCCCTCTCCCCGCCGGAGATAGTCAGATGGCGCCCCACCCCGTTCGGGCTGAGCCTGTCGGAGCCCCGTCCTTAACTTGAAAGCTCAGGGCGAACGGACACGGTGGCGCACCTCTCTCCCCCACGGGGAGAGATACGAAGGCTTGGCAGCTTGCTGCCTAGCCGCAGTTGAGAGGGGGCTCGACGCCAGCCGCAAGCGACGCCTAGCCCCCCTCCCAAACCGCCCTTAGCCGATAGTCAATCACCGCCTGCCACCCGCTCGGCGGCCGCCCGCCGCTACGCATCACCCGCGACCGCACCAGCCGCGCCGTAACGATCCGCCACCCCGAATAGGCCTGCACCGCACCGATCGCCGGCTCGATCCGCCCGATCATCGCCGCCAGCCGCCCCGGCGTCTCGCCCGCATCCTGCAAGCCGATGGTCAGCCGCACTTCGCGCCCCTCGACCTGCTTGCCGCCCCACTCGGTCCCGATACACTCGCCGACATGGCCATAGGGCGCACTCGCCCGCACCGGCTCGCCATCATAAAGCCCGTTCAGCCCCGCCATCAGCGCGCCATCCGCCCGCAACGCCGCGATCACCGCACTGCGCACCGCCAGTTCCGCGCTCATGATCCCGTCCTCCCCGCCCCGCGCAGCGCCAGGTCGCGCCACCAGCGCGCCCTCAAACCCCGCGCCGACACCCGCACAACCTCACTGTCGATCGCCACATCAACGCCCGCCTCCGCCAAAGCCGCGGCAATCGTCGCCCGCCTGCGCGCCGCCCGCGCCTCGACCCGCCGCATCAACGCCGCCCTCATGCCAGCCGCATCCGCCGGAACGGCCGCCACAGCGCGCTCACCACCGCGGGCGGCGCACCGCCCTCTCCACCGCGCGCCATGAAATGCTCCGCCGCCAGCCGCACGATCCCCTGCCGCAACGCTTGCGGAAGGCCGTTCATCTCCGCCGCCATCCCCGCGCGATAGCGCACTGCCAGCCGCCGCCGCTCGTCCGCCCGCGTCGATCGCACCCATCCATCGCCCGCCGCATCGATGTCGATCGCATAGGCGTCGACCGGCAGCGCCTGCGCCACCCCGTCGCCATTCACCGCCTCGACCCCATCGATCACCATCACCGGTCGCGCGCCCAGCCGCTGCCAACCCTGGCGCGCCGCCATCGTCTCGCGCGCACCCCGCACGATCAGCCACTGGCCGACAAATTGCTCGCACAGCGTCGCCGCACTGCGCAGCAACCCCGCCAGCACCGCATCCTCACTGTCCGTCTCGATCCGCAAATAGGCCTTGAGTTCATCCAGCGACGCCGCCAGCGCCCCGCTCTCCTCCTGCGCCAGCATCAGCGTTCCTCCACCCTGACCGTCACCGACCGCTCATCCACCTGCCCGTCGGACAGGGTGACGCGGTTGGTCAGCCGATAGACATGCCCCACCGCCCCACCGCTCACCCGCACGCTGGTCCGCCCCGGCTCGAACGCCGCATCCTCCACCGTCAGGCCACCCGCCGGGCTGACGCTCCACATACTCGCAATCACGCTCTGCCCCGCCAGATAGGCGGACCAGTCGATCGCATGGTCGATCCGCGCCTGCGGATCCTTGGCAATCAGGCTCATCGGATCATCCTCCCCCGTAACGCTTCCGGCCGGTCGGGCGCGGATCGCGCCGCAACCCGCATGTCCTGCCCCGGCCGCACCCCGGCGCGCCACGCGCCACCCCAGGATGCCTCCCCGCCGCGCAGGTCGCCGATCGCGCCCGCGCCCAGCGGCTCACCCTGCAACATGCTGCGCCTCCAGCAGCGCCAGCCGCGCCTCGATCCGCTCGATCCGCCGCCGCTGCCACGCCGCCTCCAGCGCCAGGCACTCGTCGTACCGCAGCCCCCAACGGTCGCCCTCGTCCCAGACATCATGGCACAGCAGCCCCAGCCGCACCGCCGCGCCATCGCCCAGCCGCGCGTCGATCGCGTCGCGCACCTGCTGCGCCACCAGCCCGATATGCCAGCGCGCGTCATCGCCCTTGTCCGCCACCGCATCGGCAAAGCGAAACTGCCGCCACGCCACCGCGCCCCAGGCATCGAGCAGATCGTCGCCGACCGCCGCCACGTCACATTTCATCCGTGCGTCGGACGTGTTGATCGCCCCGCTCGCAGCATAGACCACTGACCAGCGCGCCGCCGCATTCCCCAGCGCAAAGCCATTATCATTGGACGGCGCAACCGATCCGAAAGCGGTCAGCGCCTGATGCTCCAGCCGCAACGCCTCCTGCATCGCCGCCGACCCGTTGCGCCCGACATGGAAACTCATCCGCGACGCTAAATTGGTCGGTCCCGGCGCAGCAGCGGTCAGCGTCGTGCGGATGCGCGACAATTCGGCGAACGTCCCGCCGATCATCCCCCACACATTATAGTCGCCGATCACGTCATTGGTGACGACATCGCTGCGCGCCGCGAACGTGCCGTTGGCGCGATAGAGCCGGTTATTGGCCAGCGATCCGAACGACAGCACGCGAAAGCTCGCCTGCCCGCCATCCATGAAGATCGACATGGCCTGCGTCTGCACCGACACCTTGCCGATCGCCCCTTCCAGCGCATAATCCTCGTCGCCCTGCGTATTGATATGCAGTTCCGCCGCCCGCATCCGCAGCACGCCGCTCGTGCCCAGCGCGCCCACATGACTGCGCACCGCCGCGCCGTCCGCCTGCCCCAGCAAGGCCCGGCCGAACGCCGTCCCGCTCACCGCCGCGATCGCGTCCAATTCCCCGCTCGCCGCCTGCCGCCCCGCCAGCGCATCAGCCAGCCCGTCGATCGCGCCGATCCCATGGCCATGGAGGTTCACCGCCTTCAACCATGCCGCATGGACGGTCAGCGCCACGGACTTCTCGCCCACCGCAAAATCCACCGCCGCGCCGCCTGCCGAAGACGCCACCGGCACCCGCACCAGCCGCCCGTCGCCGTCCAGCACCCCGGTCCCCGCTTCCCATTGCGCAGGATCGACCAGGCTCATGATCACATAGGGAAAGGCCACCC